GTTCGGGAAGGGCACAGATATTACAATTGAGTTACAAGCTAAAGTTGACAGATTGGGAGGTCAGTCGACTGTTTTAAAATCTCCTACTGAAATTAATATGTCAAAACCAACGTCCGAGACATCAGCACCACCAGTGCTAGCGGACGCCGTACAAATTTGTACGCAAGAATGTCAAGTTGAAGGGGGAAGTAGTAGAACCCCTACTATGTTGTTGGAGCCAACGCGTGAAGATCGCACTATTTTCTCTATACCGAGGAAAATTGCGACCGTTAATGCAGCTCTAGCGAGTACTACTATTGTTCCGGTTGCGTGCTGGACGCTTTACAATGGATTGAATCCATTAGCGCCGTACACGAGGAACTATATGATGTGGAGAGGGACGCCGGAAGTTGAAATAGCATTTTCAGGCAGTTCCGCTTTGGTCGGTCTAATTCGTTTCTTCGCGATGTCTAATAGGGAAGTTGATCCCACAAATTATGGCTTGCGCGCGGCAGCGTTACAAGATTCCGTCCCAAGTAATCTTATTTATAGTAAGTCAGCGGGTTATAGACACGTTGATATTGATGTGAGCGCAGCTAGTAATCATAAACTTCAGTTATACTTTCCTTTTGCGGAGGATTATGTGTCACAGGGAGTGAATGATTTTTTAATTGTGATGATGCCCATTTCGCCGATAGTTTCGGTGTACGGGATCACAAGTGCTACGCCCAGTTTCGATATCTATGTCAGTTATCCCAACTTACGGCTCTATCAAATGGTGCCACAAGGGGTTGAAGATAACCCCGGAGTGATCTCATCTGGTTTAAGATTTGCGCAATCGATCTTTTCAAGAGTGCCGTATATGAATTCATTTACGGAGATTGCAAAACAAGGAGCTAATTTCGCACAGCGGATGGGATATAGTCGTTTACCCGAAGGGCCGTCTACGCAGATGGTTTCCAGGACTATAGGTGATTTTTCATCTATGTCTGGAGTATCGGATATGGCTTATCATCTTAATACGGATATGAGAGCTCTACACAATATGGAGGATAGTCATCTACCTGGTCAACCTATTAATGAATTGACCGATTTGACTCGTCGTTGGGGACATATTGCACAAAAGTTGGCTGTGAATAGTGCCGTTTATATTTCC